TATGTTCCGATCAACGCTTGCCATGTATATGGATGGTTTACCCAAGGAATACCGTATCCCACTCCTTGCCCACAATCGGAATCAGCTTTCCCTCAAGAACCGCAGCCGAATGTTTTATCAAGTCGCAGGGTTACGAGCAAAAGGAAGTCTTGGTCGTGGCAAGGCTATTACATACCTTCACGGCACGGAAACCTCATCTTGGGGAGATGAGGAAGGATTAGCTTCCCTACTAGCTTCTCTGGCTGAAACAAACCCAGACCGTCTGTACACCTTTGAATCTACCGCACGGGGGTTCAATATGTTTCACGATATGTATGTCACCGCCAAGCGTGCTAGAACGCAGCGTGCCATCTTCTGCGGCTGGTGGCGTAACGAACTGTACTCACTTGATCCTGAGGGTAATACCTACAAGGTGTACTGGGATGGCAAGCTCACGGGCGAGGAAAAGGAATGGGTACGGGATATTAAGAAGCTCTATGGCGTTGAGATCAACTCCCGTCAAATTGCCTGGTGGCGCTGGAAGCTCTATGAAGGCATTAAAGACGATAGCTTGATGTACCAAGAGTTTCCGCCCACAGAGGACTACGCTTTTGTAATGACAGGTTCTAGCTTTTTTTCTAATGCAAGGTGTACTGATGCTGTTAAAAAAATCAAACGAACTGCTTGCGATTATTACCGTTACAGTTTCGGGGTTAATTTCCAAGATACTGAAGTGGTTAAATCAACAGAACGATTGGCTACTCTTAAAGTTTGGGAAGAACCCGTTGATACCGCTTACTATGTTATTGGTGCTGATCCTGCCTACGGTTCTTCTGATTGGGCTGATCGGTTTTGCATACAGGTTTATCGTGTTTATGCTGACGGTATGGAACAAGTTGCGAGCTTTGCTACATCGGAAATGAATACTTACCAGTTTGCGTGGGTGATTGCTCACTTAGCTGGCGCTTACAAAAATTCCACCTTGAACTTGGAGATCAATGGTCCAGGTCAGGCGGTTATCAATGAGCTTCGTAACCTCAAACGCCAAGCTGCTGCAATGGGTAGCGCTATGGGTAAAGACCTCATGGATGTGTACGCCAATATGCAGAACTATATCTGGCGTAGGAATGACACCCTTGGCGGTATTTCTAACTCTATTGGTTGGCTAACTACCTCCGCTACCAAGGAGAGGATGCTTACCTACATGAAAGACTTTTTTGAGCGTGGCATGATGGACATCTACGATATGGACACCATTGAAGAAATGAAAACAATGGTCAGAGATGGCGGATCAATTGAAGCATCAGGGCGCAATAAAGACGATAGAGTGATTGCTTCTGCCCTAGCTTGCGCTGCTTTTGCTGAACAAGTACAGCCTAGATTGATCGCACAAAAGATTACAAGGACTGTTTCACGGGTTCAAGATGACTTTACGCCTGAACAGCTTACCGTTGGCAGGAATGTAAGTGATTACTTAAAGAGAATTGGTGTATATGGAGAGAGCTAAACGATCTATCCCTAGGGCTGAACTTAAAAGAATCATTAAGAAATTCCTCAAAGACAAGGAAAGAGGGATCTCTATTGACCTTTTTGCCGAGCTTTGTGGCTTATCTACCAGCATTATCAAGATGGTTTTCCTAGATGAAACCGAACCCATGACTGAATATGTACAAAGACGGGTATCAAAAGGCTATACAGAGTACCGTGACGGGGAAGTAGCCATTATGCAAAACCGTGATAACACTAAGTTTGTTCAATATCGCAAGCAAGCTACGCCATCTTTACAGCGATCTACCACTTTACAAGTAGTGGATGGACAGATTAAGATTAAAGTAGGTATTACAAACAAGTATGATTATAGTATTAACGATTTAGATGACCAGTTAGAAAGGGGATAGACATGGCAGTACTACACGATTACCATTGCGAAAAGCACGGTTACTTTGAAAGCAGGGCAGCAAAATGCCCAATGAAAGGATGTAATGAAGAAGTCCTCCAGGTATTCCTCCAAGCGCCCTCACTCATTAGCTCAAAAACTCGTTTCACAGATAAATCGACTAAGCAGTTGGCTATGGAGTTTGGTATGTCAGACATCAAGACCACCAGAGAAGGTGAACACCAAACGAACTACCTCTCGCGTAAAAACAAATTCACCGAAAAAGAATACGCAGATGCCGAAAAGTACGCTACCCGTAAAGAAAGTGTCAACAAAGACAATCTCAAGCAGCCCGAACCTAAAGAAGCCAGGGCGGGTGATGCAGCGATCTGGGGTGGCGGATTCCAAGGATTAAATATGCAATCACTTTTAACTGGTCGTGCAATACAATCTGTAAAAGGTGAATCAATAGGCTTGACACCACAACAGGCTGGTATAAACTCAGGTCCTAGAGTAGATCCAAGTTCAACGCTAAGAGATCCAGATAATCTGAAAATTAAAAAATGAGAATCCCGTCAAATAATACAGACAGAGAAAATTTTTATTTAGACATCATGCAAAAATGCTTGGTGTCTAAAGAGGAAAGACGGGGAGATTATTCAACACTAAGAGCTTATTATTTATTTGGTACTGGTCCAGAAGAACCACCAGCGTACTTTAATAAAATTAATCCGCACTTAGATCAGCTTACTAGCTTTCTTTACTCAGCCGAAACAACTCGCTTCTCTATTGCTCTTGGTGCTTCAGTCAATCCAATTGAGCATCGCAAGTCACCTTCTCTTACCCAAGCCCTTAATGATGAGTGGCTTAATTCCAACGCAGACCAAGTATTCTCAACCGCTTTAAATTGGGCTTTGGTGTACAACACCACCTTTATTAAATTGGTAATGAATAACGGTATTCATCCGTACATGATTGAACCGTCTGCCATTGGGGTGTTGCGCGAAGATACACCTTATACAGACAGGCAAGAAGCCATCGTTCAAACTTATTACATAACCAAGTCGGACCTCTATGCCCGTCTGTATTCTCATCCAAAGCGGGAAGAAATTGTTTCGCGTGTCAGTACTGGCTATCACGAAAACGAATCAGATATTCCTGAAGCAGTAAATCGTATTGTGATGTCACAAACCAATCCAACCATCTACGGCAACATTAATATGGACTTGTACGGCATGAACCGTTACAAAGCTCGTGTTGCCGAAGATACGATTGAGATGCACGAACTATGGGTATGGAACGATGAAACAGAGGACTACCAAGTAGTTACTATTGCTTCTCCCCGTGTCATTATTTATGATCGACCTGGCGCAAGTATGTTCTTAAAAGGCGAATGTCCTTTTGTTCAAATTTGTCCTAACCCTTTATACGACTACTACTGGGGAGCATCTGAATGTCAAAAGCTAATCTTGTTACAACAGCTACGCAACAACCGTATGACAGAAATCTTGGATCTGTTATCCAAGCAAGTGTCACCTCCTACCAGCTTAGTTGGTTTTACAGGCATTTTGGATGAAAAGAATTTTGCGCTAAACCGTGCTGGTGGCGTGTTGGCAACTGATATGCCTAACGCTAAAGTAGAGCGCCTTGGTCCTAATTTGCCAAACGATCTTTTTGAAGTGATCCATGAAGTAGATGCGATGTTCTCAGAAGTATCTGGAATATCTAATGTGCTTGAAGGTAAAGGCGAATCAGGTGTTCGTTCTGCTGGTCATGCTAGTCAGCTCGCCCGTCTTGGTTCTTCTCGCGCTAAAAAGCGCGCATTGATTGTGGAGGATAGTCTTGAAAAAGTCGCTACGCTTTACCTCAAACTTATGCAAGCCTACGATTCTACTCACTTTAGGGATATTGAAGGTCAGCCGTTTATTGCCGAACAATTCACTAAAGACTTTGTGGTTAAGGTCGATGCTCACTCTAATAGCCCGATCTTTACGGAGGACTTAAAAACTCTTGCGTTTAATCTATTTAAAGCTCAAGCTATTGATAAAGAATCTTTGCTTGACTTATTAGAACCACCGATGAAACAATTACTTAAAGATAAATTGAAAAAGCGGGAGCAGGAAAATGCTGGAAAAGAGCAAATAGCTCCTAAAGGCAAAACTCCCGAAATGAAACCAGGTAAAAAAGAACAGGCAGGTGCGTAATGGCTACAAGAGGATCGGCAAATGTTCAGCCCAAGGCAGATCAGCCTAGGGTTTCTACTGATACTTTAAAACGGGCTGAAGCTAGTCCAAACTTGCAATATCGTGTTGATGGCGCAAAGAGTTTTAATCGTGCATCTAAACAAAGAAATTATGGTCGTGCTGTCAGGGGATAGTTAATAGGAGAAAACTATGTATCGCAAATCCACACAAAAAGGTCGTAAAAGTCGTAGATAAGTATTCCTTCACGGGAAAGGGGTGTCCTGCTCTCCCTAAAAAATGAGTAGGCAAACGCTTATTGGAGAAATCACAATGCGTACAAAGCGTAAAGGTCGTAAAGCTCGCAAGTAATCCTTTCTAGGATTGCTTCGGGATGACCGAACACCCTCCCTGGGGGGAGGGAAGCAAAATATATCCCCCCACTTGACAACTTGTAGATAAGGTTTAACCTTGTCGGTAATTTGATAGGAAAATTTATGGGCGTACCCTCAGAGCAATTGATGGACATGATTAAAAACCAAAAGGATGGTGCTACTCCGTCTGGAGTTCCACCTGCACCTGATATGCCATCTCCAGGGATGTCAGATTCTTCTGCTCCCCCAATGCCTTCTCCGATGTCAACCCCAGAACCTAAAATGGGTAATCGTGAAGCTGCAATGATTAATATTTCAATGGCTATGGACTTGTTAGAACAATCCCTACCTGCCATTGGTAGTGAAACTCCAGAAGGAAAGAGCGTTCTTCAAGCTATTCGGACTATGGTTAATATTCTTGGTCCTAAGAAAGCTAAAGCTGGAGAATTGCAACCTGCTGAAATTTTACAGATGTTGCAAAATTTACCTCAGGCTGGTGGTGCTTCACCTGAAGCTAAAGTAATGTCACAAGCACCCGCAATTCCTGGTATGTCTGGTTCACCTTCAGCAGCACCTACACCTCCACCATTGCCTACTGGTATGCCACCAGGAGCTATGCCTGGCGTTGGAACTGCTCCTACTGGTGCGCCAGGTATGCCACCACCTCAACCCATGTAAAGGAAACCATTATGGAACTCTTTAAACCTCGTGGCGCAGCAGCACCTCGCAAACCTACAGATAACAACCAAAAGAACGGTCAAGTGATTAATACACCTCGCTATTCTCAATTTGGTGGTTTGGATGCAGCAGGTAAAGCTGGCTACAAGAATATGATGTCTATGTCACAACCTGGTGACACTAAAAAAGTCATTTAACGAATTAAGGGGATAAAAATGTCTTTAGAAGATTTAAGTTTAGAACAGCGTGATGAATTGGCGCTTCTTGCAAAAGAAATGTCAGATAATCCCGCTACTCGCAAAGAAATGCTCCGTCTGACCAAAAAACTCAGACCTAATTTGAACATTCCTGAATTGGATGTAGAGGACTATACAGATAAGCGTACAGCCAAAGCAGAAGAACGGGTAGAGCAATTAGAAGCTAAACTGCGTGAGAAAGATGCGTTAGAAGAACTCAAAAGGCGTAGAGATAGTCTAATCAAAAAAGGTTTAATCCAAGACGAATCAGAAATTGATGAAGTGGAAAAAATTATGCTTGAGAAGAAGATCAGCAACCATGAAACGGCTGCTGAGTACTTCCAATGGATGAAGCAAGCTGCTGAACCTACACCATCTGGATACAATCCAAGCCCACTCAAAGGATTTAACTTGACTGAGTATTGGAAGAATCCTACTATGGGCGCAAGAAATGAAGCAGCGGCAGCATTAAAAGACATTCGCAACTTAGGTCGTAAAGCGATTGGCGTTTGATTTATGCAGTACACAGGGGATATTTGAATTTTGTTTGGAGATAAACTATGCCTATAGGCGGAGGTATTCTTCCAGCATCGGGTACATCGCAATATAACGAACTTACTTATGTAACTCGTAGAGCGTTTATCCCCAAGCTGGTCGTACAACTTTACAACAGCACACCTTTGATGGCTGCTTTGATTGCTAACAGTCAACAGGCTTCAGGTGGTGTATCACAAGTAACCGTTCCAGTTCAAGGCGCTCAGTTTGTTAACGCCCAATGGTCTGACTACTCTGGTTCATTTAACCAGCCTTCAGTCCAACAGGGTGCTTTCAATGCTGAATTTAACCTTAAATTGATGATTGCTCCTGTACCGTTCCTCGGTATGGAAGGTGCGGTTCAACAAGACTATGCCATTATTCCTCTCATTGAAGCTCGTATGAATGATGCGACCAATGTGATGATGGATGCAATGGCAACAGCCTTGTACAACAACACTACGAACACTCAACAGTTCATTGGTTTACCAGGCGCAATTGACGATGGTACTAACTTAACTACTTACGGTAACATCAATCGTTCTACCTATACCTGGTGGAAATCGAAGGTGTACAACGCTGGTTCTGTAAACCCAACTCGTCAAAACATTCTTCAGTACATTTCTGGTACTGTTAAAAATGGCGCTGAAGTTCCAACTTTCGGTGTTTGCGGTTTCGGCACTTGGACTTTATTAGCCCAAGACTATGTAGGACAAGAGCAATATGTAATCACCCCAGGCAACGGCTTTGATGGTGATAGCAATGGTCCTTCTGCTGCTTTCCGTGCATTGATGGTGGCTGGCGTTCCTATCTACCCAGATCCTTACTGCCCTGAAGGTACTGTTTATTTCATTAACAGCAACTACTTATCCTTGTATATTCACGATCAAGGTTCATTCGTATTTACTGGTTTTGAATCTACCCTACCTAACTGGCAGATTGGTTATGTTGGCGCTGTCTTGATGATTGCCGAATTGGTAAGCACCAAGCCTAAGTCCATGACCAGAGTATCTGGCTATAACTCTATTTCACTATAAGGAGCTAAAGTCATGGCACTCGGTTTAAATAAAATCCTCATCGCAGGTACATACGAAAATACGCCAGGTGCATATTTTCAAGCTGCTGCAAACATCGCTGCAACCACCGCTGGTAATGTCGTACCTGCTGGAACTTATCTAGTAATCGGCACATCCAATGTGGTCATTCAAGCTGTTACGAACTACAACACCACCTCAAATGTGGCTACATTCTCAAATGTGTATCCAGTAAATTCAGGCGGTATGATTATTTCTGACGGTGTAAATGTACAGTTATTGGCAACTACTAACGCTACAGTTCAGCTTGTAACTGTAAATGGTGGTTCTCCTGTATCTGGCACTTACAATAGTTAAGGAGAATCAGAATGGCTAATTCAAATGCAGTTTCAAACCTATACCTAGACAGTTTTGGTAATGCCCGTGTTGCTATTGCAACAGCGCAATTATTAAATGTTACAGGTAATGGTGTAGCAACCAGTATTGAATTGCCTTTGTTGAGTGGTGGTTTAACAAACGGTGGATCAGCAAGTAATTCTGGCAGCATTATTCTTCGCAGAATTGTTGCTTCTGGTCCAAACGGTAATGTATCACTTGCTAATATTTCAATTACCACAAGCAATGACGGCAATATTTCTAATGCCGTTGTTGCTAATGTGGCATTGACTAACTTGACAGCAGCAGGTCGCTATCAAGATTTAGCCATAGCAGTTCCGTATAGCGCTAATACCGCTATTACTGGATCTACTACTCAAGTGTTATTTGTTAATGTCAATACCGCTTCAGGCAATACCAATACAGTTAACTTTGCAGTATATGGAGATGTAGTAAGTTTCTAATTATGTCAAATATTTTCGTAACCAATAATTCAGACAGTCCATTAAAAGATGGTTTTGCTGGAGTTCAATATCAGTTTAAAGTGGGTGAAACAGTAGAGATCCCTGTGGAAGCTGCTGCTCATATTTTTGGTTACGGAAATGACAATAAAGAACTTTACTTAGCTCGGTTAGGATGGGCAAAAACTTCCAATGATATTGAAGAAGGTTTAAAACACCTTGCTCAATGGGATCTTTCCACAGAACCGCCTAAAAAGAACCAATCGTTATCCCCGTTGGTGGAAAGAGTACCCCTTCCTTCCCAAAAGAGGGCGGGGGGAAAGATCCTCTCGGTGGCAGCATGACATGGGTAGATTGTGGCAACTCTCAATAACTACATTACAGAAGTCCAAAGACTGCTGCATGATGCCAATGCTAATTTCTATAGCACAGCGCAGTTAACCGATTACATTAACTCTGCCCGTGAACGGGTAGTGAGAGATACTGGGTGCTTACGCACAATCCAGGTAACACAAACACCAGCACCAGTTCCAGCAAGCGCAGCTATTGGTGGCGCAACACCAACTAATCCTGTTGCGTGGACTGCAAATACCACCTTTAATCAAAACTGGTTTTTGTTTAGCAACATTTTTATTTATCAAGTTACGACTACTGGAACTACAGGATCTACTGCACCTCCCTATCCAGCAAGTAACAACAACAATTACAGCAATTACCCGCCTTCTACAGAATTTTTTAATGGTACTTGCGGATTAACTTATGTAGGAAACTGTGAAAACATTTACTACGCTGCATTACCTCAGGGAAATAATACGATTGATATTATCAATATTAATCTGTACTGGGGAAATACCCGTGTTCCGATGGATTATTTACCCTGGTCTGACTTTAATGCTCGTTTACGATTTTGGCAAAACTATATTGGCAGACCATTGGCTTTCACTACTTACGGTCAAGGTAACATCTATATAGGTCCTGTACCAGACCAAGTTTATCAAATTGAGATTGATACTGTCTTGTTACCACAAGCGTTAAGTCAATCTAATGCTAATGCAACCGATTCAATTGTTGATCCATTTACTACCGCTGTTAAATTTTACGCTGCTTACCTAGCTAAGTTTTATGAGCAAAGTTTTGGCGAATCTGAAATTTACAAGCAACAATATGAGAAGCAAATTGGATCAATTCTTAATAGTACATTTACCCGTAGGATTCCTAGCGTTTATAGTTCACCTTACTAAACATGGCAGCAGCGGAACAGAAAAAGTCATATCAGGTCATTAAGGCTTTTAAAGGTCTTAATACTAAAGCTAACCGAACTGCCATCGGGGAGGATGAATTTTCTTGGCTTGAAAATGCACAACCCGTAGGAAACAGTAATTTACGAATTACTCCGTTGCAATCCGTTATTAAAAGCGGTGGAAATAATGTTACTTTTTCTAGCACCACTATTCATTTAGCATCTGCAAACCTTGATGTTAGAGATTTTGTTTTGCAATTTGGAGCAGATGGATCAGCACAATATTACAATTTAACCAATAATTCTAAAGGCAATATTGCTGCTCCAGGATATTTTTCTGGTACTGGTGTTGAAACTGCTCAGTACGATAACGATAAAGTATTTATTTTAGATCGTTCAAAAGGTCTTTTTCTTTGGGATGGAAATGTTACCTTAACCGTTGGATCAGTAGGTCTTGTTGCTATTTCTAATATTGGATCTGGATACACCAGCGCTCCCACCGTTACTATTTCAGGACCAGACGAAACTGGCGGAGAGCAAGCTACTGCTGTATGCTCAATTGGTGTAGCTGGTTCTGGTAACGCAGTTACTTCTGTAAGCCTAACAAACGCAGGATCAGGCTATACCAATGCAGCCAACTTAACCGTGACATTTACGGGAGGTGGTGGTTCTGGAGCTGCTGCACTAGCGGAAATTGCTACTTTTCAACAGGGTACAGTAGCTATTGCGGTTACTAATAGCGGTAATGGATATACCAATGGCACGCTTCCTGTAACGGTTTCAGGTGGCGGTGGTACGGGAGCAGCAGGTACAGCCATAGTCCGTAACAATGCGGTTCAAGTAGTAGTGATGACTAACTATGGTCAAAACTATACTAATAACGCTAACATTACAGCTACCATTAGTGGTGGCGGTGGATCAGGCGCTAACCTAACAGCCGTAATTAATAACGAACCCAATATAGGTATTGCTACTTTTTCTGGTCGTGTTTGGGTAGCTTTTGGTCGTACTGTAGCCTATAGCGCATCTATATCCCCTACTGACTTTACATCTGTTTCGGCTGGAACGGTAGTTATTACTGATAGTACTTTGCATGGAAACATTCAACAATTGCTATCAGCCAATAATTTCTTGTACATTTTTGCTGATGATTCTATTAATGTGTTCTCAGATGTGCGGGTGGACACCAATGGATTTACTTTATTTACAAATACAAATATTAGCGCTTCAGTAGGATCGCGCCTAGCTAATGCTATTTTTCCGTATTTCCGTTCAGTTTTGTTTATGAATGATTATGGAGTTTACGCTTTAGTTGGTTCTACTACAACAAAAATATCTGATTCTTTAGATGGAATGTTTGCTAATATTGATTTTGCAAGCCCAATTTATGCTGGTCAAGTCTTGTTAAACAACATTTTGTGCGCTGCATTTAATTTTAGATATTACGATGCTATCTTTACTCAAAGTTATCGATACATCCAAGCGGTGTTTTTTGAGAAAAAATGGTTTTTAACTAGCCAAGGCAATAGTTTAAAATACATTACTTCAGTACCAATTGGCGGAAAAATAGCGCTTTACGGGGTGGCTAATGACACTCTTTATAAACTATATAACGATTCTTCTAATTCTGTTAGCAGCATTGTGCAAACTGCATTATTGCCATTAACCGATCCAATCCGTACTAAGCAAGCCCTAAAGTTTGGTGTTGAAGCTACTCTTGCTCAAGGTGGTATTTTAAATGTAACGGTGGATTCTGAAAATGGTTCATCTCCACCTTATACGCTGCAAAATGTGATAACTTGGTATAACACAAGTAATACCACTATCCCTTGGCAGAATGTCAATAACACAGTAATATCTTGGGTAGGTGGAACAGGGTATCAATTGTATAAGTCCGATGCAATGCAATGGGGTAAATACCTAGGGTTAACCCAAACATCTAATTCGGCTGGCTTTGTGATTAACACTTATGAATTTGAACATGAATTGAGAGTGAGGTTCTAAATGGCTGTTCCATATACTTTTGGCAATGCGACAACGGCAATCCCGTTGACTAACTTAGATGCCAACTTTAACACCCCTGCTACCCTTGGCAATGCTGCCGTTGGATTAGGGAATACCACTACTACAGTAGGTAATTTAACTTTAACCAACACTACTATTACTGAAATTCAGGAAACAGCCAATGTGACTGCTACGGCTGCTAACGGCACAATTAATTTAGATGTGCTTTCAAATGTGGTGATGCACCTCACATCTAATGCTGCTGCTAACTGGACTATTAATTTTAGGGGTAATTCAGCCACTACCCTTAATGCTGTAATGGCTAACAATACATCCTTGTCTGCTTCAGTCTTTGCAAACCAAGGATCTACTGCTTATTACAACTCCAATGTGACTATTGACGGTAGTGCAGCCAATGTGAAATATCAAGGCGGTACTGCTTGGACTGCTGGTAATGCCAATTCTACTGATTGCTATAGCTATGTCATTATTAAAACAGGCACTAATACTTACAATGTTTTTG